AGCAGGACTTGCAGCAGCCTTCTCTGCTAAACAAATACAATCAATTTTAGCAATTCAGACTCCTGCTGGAGCTTCTGCTGGTGGTTATTCTAGAGGCTCGGCTAATTTTACTCCTTCTCCTTCTGCAGCACCAGCTTTTAATGTAGTAGGACAATCTAGTGAAAGCCAACTAGCACAAACCATAGGCCAAAACGATCAGAAACCGATAAAAGCATTTGTAGTAAGCTCCGATGTGAGTAATGCACAAGCTTTAGACAGAAATATAATAGAATCAGCATCCATAGGATAAAATAAACAGTATGAAAATAATAGAACTAGTATTAGACGAAGAAAACGAAGACTCAGGAATAACTGCTATTTCAGTAGTAGAAAATCCAGCTATAGAAGAAGACTTTATAGCACTTAAAAACCAGAAATATAGTTTTGCAGAACAGGACAAAGAAAAAAGGCTCTTAATCGGAGCTGCACTTGTTCCTAATAAACCAATATTTAGAAAATCTGGAGACAAAGAAGAAGACGAATATTATATATTCTTTTCTAAAGAAACTGTTAGAAAGGCCTCTGAGTTATTTTTCATAAAAGGAAACCAGTCAAAGTCCACATTAGAGCATAGTGTAGATCTAGATAAAATGAAAGTAGTCGAATCCTGGATAGTAGAGTCTGAAATAGACAAATCGAGACAGTATGGCCTAAATGTTCCTATAGGTACTTGGATGGTTTCTATGAAGGTAAACAATGACGAAGTATGGAATGAATATGTCAAAGAAGGCAAGGTAAAAGGCTTTTCTGTAGAAGCATATTTCTCTGATAAGATGGCAAGGCCTAAAGACAAAACTCTAAGTGAAGATCTTAAACAATTAGAAGCAGAAATAGCAATAGAAGAAGTTCTAGAGATCTTAAACGAAGAAACAAATTTAGAGTCTTATAATGATTATCCTAAGTCTATTGTAAACAATGCAAAAAGAGGCATTGAGATGAACAAAAAAAATGGAAACAAGTGTGCTACTCAAGTTGGTAAAGTTAGAGCCTCTACGTTAGCTAAAAAGGGCAAGATAACACTACAGACCATTAAAAGAATGTATTCTTATTTATCAAGAGCAGAAGCTTACTATGATCCAAACGATTCTAAAGCATGTGGCACTATATCTTACCTTTTATGGGGTGGCAAAGCTGCACTTGGCTGGAGTAGAAATAAATTAAGGGAATTAGGAGAGTTAGAAGAAGAAATGAAAAAACCATGCGAGCCAGGATATGAAATGATAGGATTTAAAATGAAAAATGGTCGCAGAGTTCCAAATTGTGTTCCACTTTCAAAAGAAGTTCTAGTTACAGAGGTGGTCAACGATCAGTTCGCAATTATAGACGATAGATTAGCATATTCTACTAAAGAAAAGGCCGAAGAAATGGCTAGTAATATTGGATGTGCTGGATTTCATGTACATAACCTAGATGGAAAAGACTGGTATATGCCATGTGAACAGCATAGTGTATCGGACGAAGAATTTAGAAAATACAAATGTCCTAAAGGGTATAAAAAAGACTACATAAAACATAAATGTGTAAAAATGACAGAAGATGCCAAAGAAATATAAATCAATGAGTAGAATTACTCCAAAAGGTGGCCGAAGGGGCTGTCTTTGTAAGGATAAAAAAAGATACCATCCTGATTGTTGTGACGGATCAATGCAGGCTCAAGGAGTAGGCAAAACAAATTAATAGTAAAAATATGACCTAATTTATTTTCTCATACGTTTATATAGTATAACATTTTAATCAATGAAAGCAACAGAAATCGTAAACCAAATCAAGGACGTTCTAGGATTAGAACTAACTGAAGAAAAAGTTGTTTTAGCTACAATGAAGCTAGACAATGGAACAGAAATAGAAGCTGAGAGTTTTGAGTCTGGAAAAGAGGTTTTTATCGTTAGCGAAGACAATGAAAAAATTGCACTTCCAGTCGGTGATTATACTCTTGAAGATGGAAAACTATTAGCAGTAAAAGAAGAAGGTTTAATAGATTCTATTGGAGAACCAGAAGCAGAAGAAGTTGTAGAAGAAGAAGCAAAATCTGAAGAAGTCGAAGCTGAACAAGTTGAAGCAGAAGACAAAAAAGAAGATATGGGCTATGCTACAAAAGAAGAACTAGCAGAGGTAAAATCCATGATAGAAGAAATTAAAGCTATGATCGACAAAGAAGATCTAAGTAACGAAGAAGATGCTTCTGTAAAATCAGAAGAAACTACAACTAAAGTAGTTTACACATCTAAAGAAGAAAAAACAGAAGACGTAGAACTAGCTGCTGAAACAGTTGAGCCTATTGCTCACAATCCAGAGGCTTTGTCTTCACAAAAAAACAATATGCAAAAACAACCGAGTAAGCATATTGATATAATAAGACAAATGATATATAATAATAAATAATTTTTAAAAATGGCAATATTTACAAGTAATGACGTAATAAGAGCTAGAGTATCTCAAAATACTGTATCTGGCTCTCAAGATGTTAATGCTAATCAAGCAGGAGAAGAATTTAACGTAGCTACAGATGCTCTAGTTATCACACTTCCTCAGATTACATCTAATAATTTAGGCATGGAATTTCTATTTAGAAATACAGGTGCAGATGGAAATAATATTATCACACTTTCTCCAAATGCTACAGATGCCATTCATGGTACTGTTGGATCAGTTTCGTCTGGTGGAGTAGATAATAAAGACTGGATCAACACGAAAGCTACAGCTAACAAAGGAGACTGGTGTAAATTAAAAGCAGTCGCACTAACTGACTGGTATTTAACTGGTGGAGACGGAGTATGGGCTTCAGAATCTTAATAATTAATTAATAAATAAAAAATAAAATACAATGGCAAGTTCATTAAATATAACAACAAGTTTTTCAGGTAAAAATGCTAGTGGTTACTTATCAGCAGCTTTATTATCTGGGAAATCTCTACAATCAGGAACGATTGATATTAGAGACAATATACAATTTAAAGAAGTAGTTCAAGTTATGTCTTCGGATGCTAATTTGATAAAACCAGGATCGTGCGACTTTACAGCTACAGGTACTTTAACTGAAACTGAAGTAGTAATAGAGCCTAAAGAAATACAAGTAAATTTAGAAGTTTGTGCTAAGAACTTTAGATCTTCTTGGGAGTCTTTACAAATGAAAGGGATCAAGTCTGGTTTACCAGGATCTTTTGGAGAGTTCATTCTAGAGCATGTAGTACAAAAAGTTGCTGCTGGTATGGAAACTGCTATCTTTAGTGGAACTACTGCTGGAGATATTCCTTTTGATGGTTTCGAAGTTTTAGCAAATGCTAATGGAGATGTAGTAGATGTAGCAAAAGGTGCTATCACTGCTTCTAATGTAACAACAGAAATCGGAAAAGTAGTAGATGCTATTCCTTCAACTATTTATGGTAAAGAAGATCTTTATATCTATGCTCCAACTGCAATCTATAAGGCATATGTTAGAGCTTTAGGTGGTTTTGGTGCTGCTGGTACTTCTAACGTAACTATGGGTATTGAAGACAAAGGGCAAATGTGGTATAATGGCCAACAGGAACTTTATTACGATGGAATTCCTATCGTTCACTGCCCAGGAATGACCGCTACTGATATGCTAGCTACAAGAAAATCTAATTTAATTTTTGGTACTTCACTTTATAGCGAGCTTGGAGAAGCTTCTATTATAGACATGAGTTCTATCGATGGTAGTCAAAATTCAAGAGTTATTCTTCGCGGGTCAGGCGCATGCGCTTTGGGGATTGCATCAGAGATAGTTTTATATTCATAATAACAGGAAGCTGAAATGCTAACTACATAAAAATCTAATTAGATGGCATGTAATTTAACTCAAGGTAGAGCAATAAATTGTAAGGATGTAAGTGGTGGAATTTCTGCTGTATATCTAACTAATTTCGGTGGACTTGGAACTATTACTGATAGCTCAGATGCTATCTCTAATATGTCTGGATCTTTTACAATTTTTCGCTATGACCTTAACGGATCAGCTAATACTTTTACTACAACAGCTACAGCAAGTAGAGAAAATGGAGTAACAAGTTTTGCTACTACTTTAAGCCTATCGCTTCCAAAATTATCTAAAGAAGATAATGCAGAATTGAAGCTTATAGCATACGGAAGGCCTCATATTATTGTTGCAGATAGAAATGGAGCTGCTTTTTTACTCGGTAGAGTGAATGGCTGTTCTCTTGAAACTGCTACAATGACTACAGGAGGAGCTTTTGGTGATATGACTGGTTATACAATGGAATTTAGCTCAGAAGAAACGTCACCACCTGACTTTATCACTGGTGCGACTACTGCTAATCCACTAGCTGGAATGTCAAGTGCTACAGTTACTGTAACTGGGGGTACTAATAGCTAAATAATGTGTTTTGTTCTGGGGAGTAAGTCCTTGTGGCTGCTCCCTTACAAAACTCTAAATAAAACTTATGAAAGACAAAACAAACAAATCAGTATATAAATTTAAGCCTTTTGACAGTCCAGAATGGAATAGTGTTTCAGAAAAAGAAGTCAGTAAGGCACTAGAAAAAGAACAAATAGAATTATTAAAGAAAAACAAACATTATAGTACAGGAATAGGAACTTTTAAAATTAATTAATACATGATTGTTTTAGACAGAACACAAACAATAAGTACAATCTCTTTTATTCCTAGATCTTATGCTCCTACTGGGAGTAACATATTTAAAGTAGAGGTGAAAAACGAAGAACAAAACAAACTAAACTCAACAGCTACAGTAGGTAGCTTTACAGCAGTAGATTATTATTATACTTATGCTGCTAATATAGGCATGGATCAGACAAAAGATCAAACCTATATACTAGAGATTACAGATACAAATCAAAGCAAAGTAATCTATAGAGATAAAATATTCGGAACAGATCAAACAGCTAGCACTTACTCGCCAAATACAGGCAAGTTTAAAAGCAATACAGCAGGATCAAATGATTATTTAGTATATGAATAATAGCAACTTCCATATATTAGAGCTTGAGGCATATCAAACTCCGACAATACACGAAGATCCAAGAGATGATTTTGTAAGTTTTGGCCAAGACAATAACTATTATCAAGAAGTTATTGATGCTTATTTAAACTCGGCTACTACAAATTCAATCATTACAGGTGTATCAAACCAGATATACGGAAAAGGATTTTCAGCCTTAGACAGTAATCGTAGGCCAGATGAATATGCACAATTCAAAGGTTTGTTTAAGGCTAAAGATTTAAAAAAAGTATGCTTAGATCTTAAATTATTAGGAGAAGCTGCTTTTCAAGTTACTTACAAAGGCAAAAAAGTCTCTGCTGTAAGTCATTTTAACAGAGAAACATTACGAGCTGAAAAGTGCGATCATAGAGGCAAGATAAATGCTTACTATTATTTTCCTAAATGGGAAGACTACAGAAATGGAGATGAGTTAACTAGGATTCCTGTTTTTGGATCTGGTGCTTCTAATGAGGTTTTTATAATTAAAAGATCTATTCCTGGTATGCACTATTACTCTCCCCCTGACTGGGTTTCTGCTCTTAACTATGCAAAGCTAGAGTGTGAGATCTCTGAGTATTTAGTAAACGAAGTAGAGAACTCTTTTTCTGGAACTAAATTAGTAAGCTTTACAAATGGTGTACCTACCCAAGAAAAGCAGCACATGATTAAGACAGAAATCATGAATAAGCTAACAGGTGCAAACGGAGAAAAGGTAATAGTTTCTTTTACAGATTCTCCAGAAAACAAAACTCAAATAGAAGACATTACAGTAAGTGATGCAGCAGATGTCTATTCGTATATCGCAGAAGAAGCTACTAGAAAGCTACTTTTAGCAAATAGAATTACTTCTCCCTTACTTGTAGGAATTAGAGATACTGGAAACTCGCTTGGATCAAACTCTGAAGAAATACAAAATGCACATAATCTTTTCGAGAATGTAGTTATAAAACCTTACCAGGATCTTATTATAGATGCCATAGATGAAATCTTAGCTGTAAATCATATTGCTTTAGATCTATATGTGCAAACACTTACACCTATAGAATTTGTAGATACAGACGAAGTAGTTTCTGACAAACAAAGAGAAGAAGAAACAGGAGAAAAACTCTCTAGCGACAAAGAAAGTAATCTGATGGATGAAATGATTGACTCAGGAGATAACGAAAAAACATTATTAGATCTAGGGTATGACCTGGTTGATGAAAGGCCTGTAGATTATGACTTAGAAGAAGAATTAGATAATCAGTTAAAACTTGCTTCTGCTCCTAAAGGTAGAGGTACTGCTCCAAGCTCTTTAGATGGGGTCACAAAGGATGGCGATAAATACCTGGTTAGGTATCAATATGCTCCACTTTCTGTAAGTGCAAATAGCAGAGAATTTTGTAAAAAAATGGTTAGAGCAAAAAGAGTTTATAGAAAAGAAGATCTAGACAGAGAATTTGCAGGAAATAGTGCTTTTGCACCAAAAGGCTCTACTACTTACAACCTATTTTTCTACAAAGGGGGAGTTAATTGCCGACACTATTTTCAAAGAAAAACGTATCTATTAACAGATGATAAAAAGATAGATCCAAACAATCCAAATGCGAAAAAAGATCTAATCTATAAAACAGAAATAGCAAAAAAAGGTATTAAAGCACCTAGTAAAGAACAACAGCCAGACATAGTTGGTCAAAAAATGATTGACAGAGCTGACAAAGGAAGAAAAAATTAAGATATGGCAGAAGTATTATTTTGTACAAAAGAAGACATAGTCAGAAGATCACCAATATTAGATGGAAATATTGATAGTGATAAAATTATTCCTGCACTACATCTCAGCCAAACACAATATTTAAGAGAGATTATAGGTACGGATCTATATAATAAGTATGTAACTGATATTACAGCCTTAGTAGATTCTGGAACAACATTTCCAGCAGCCTATAAAGCCTTATTAGATGACTACATAAAACCTATTTTAATACATCTCTGTACAGCAGAGTTTTTAAAAACAGGTGCTATTACAGTTTCTAACAAAGGAATATACATGCACAATTCTGAAAACTCCAGTAATGTTAGTGCTGAGGAAATCAAAGATCTAGTGCAAATAGAAAGAGATAGAGCAGAGAGTTATACTCAACGTTTTTTAGATTACATGGCTTTCAACTCTACAGGATTTCCAGAATGGAGATCTAACAGTAATGGAGATGTATCGCCAAATTATGAAAGTTACACTATAGATTGGGTTATATGAGTTTTGGATCAATATATACTGTCAGTTACTGGGGTGATGTAAATGCTCCTAATGGATGGGGAATAATATATCCTTTTGATGCAGATGGAAGTGCCTTTACAATCGACTCAAATGAAACTACTATAGATAGTGCAGTTTTCACAATAGATAAAACAACATATTAAAAATTAAAACAAAAAATAATGCCTTCATTTAACATAAACGTATCTGGTTCAGCAAATAGTGGAACTGGTGATAATTTGCGAGATGCTTTTATAGCAGTTAGAAAAAACCTCGCACAAGTATTTGGAATTACTTATTCAAGTGATACTCAAGATATATCTGGAACTACTTTTACTTCTGATGTAATTACAGCAGGATCGACCAATAAATACTTATTAGCTGATTCAGTTACTAATGCAAAACTAGGAGCTGAATTTACTACATCAAGTCCTTTAAGCTCTGCTGCAACAATAGCAGTAGATGCAGATAGTGCTGACATATTTACTTATACAGCAGGACATTCTGCTACTTTAAACTTCACAGATGTAACAATAGGAGCTATGAAAAGTTTAATGATTACAGGGGGAGGATCTTCTTATACAGTAACACTAGGTACATCAAATGGTTCTGCTTGTACTTTCAACAAAATAAGTGGCACTTATGATGATACAGGCTCTAAAAAGAACTTTATTCAAATTAAATGGATTGCAGTTAATGAAGCATGGTATTCAATTAGTCAAATAGCATCTTAATAAATAGAAATTATGGGAAAAAAAGCAAGAAATAACAATGGAAACATAGAGGTGCAAAATGGAGTGCCATCAAGTTTTTCATCTTCAAAAGGAACTGTTATCGGTGGTGGTCAATACTTAACTGATGAACAAGCACAAGAGCATGGATGGTATAATGTAGAAGATATTAAAACCACTCATTCAGATTTTGATGATAGAATACATGATATTGGAGCATTAAGTTTTGATACAGACAATAATGTATATAAATATGCTAAAACAAATAAAACCTTTAGTCAATCTTTAGCAGAATTAAAAACACAAAAGATAGCTAACCTTGAACATATCTATCATAGAGAATTAGAAAAAACAGACTGGATAGTAACTAAACATTTAGAATTAGGCATAAGTGTGCCACAAGACATACAAGATGCAAGAAAAGCATTAAGAACAGAATGTAATAATCACGAAAGTTCTATAAATGCTAAAAGCACAAAAAATTCTGTTGTTCTTTATGATTTACCAAATTTTAACTAATGGGTTTTAACGAAAAGTTATTAGCAGGTGCTGCAGGTGGTATAACACCAAGTGAACATTTTAGTGTAAAATTATATAATGGTAATGGCTCATCGCAAAGCATAGATAATGGATTAAATTTATCTTCTGATGGTGGTTTAGTTTGGATTAAAGATAGGTTAGCAGGTGGTGAATGGCACGTACTTACAGATAGTGTTAGAGGTACTAACTCTCAATTATTTTCAAATGCTTCAAATACACAAGATACAAAATCCACAGTTGTAACTGGTTTTAATACAGATGGCTTTTCTGTTGGAAGTGATAATTTAGTAAATAGAACACTTTCAGGGTCAAATGGTTCTTACGTTGCTTGGTCGTGGAAAGGTGGTGGTGCAGCAAGTTCAAATGGTGATGGAAGTATTACAAGTTCAGTGAGTGCAAATGTTGATGCAGGATTTTCTATTGTTACTTATAGTGGTGCAAGTACAACTTCTACTGTTGGGCACGGACTTTCATCAGCCCCAGAGTTAATTATCGTAAAAGGTAGAACTGTTACAGCAGGATGGCCGATGTTATTAATTGATGGTAGTGATTCTTATACAGTAAGATTAAGTGAATCGGGTGGTAATGATAATGCTAATAAAACTTTGATGTTTGGTAATGGTTCATCTCTTATTGCACCTACCAGTTCAGTTTTTACAGTAGGAAATTCTGATGAAGTAAATCAAGGGCATAATTATGTAGCTTATTGCTTTCATAGTGTTGCAGGTTATTCTAAAATTGGAACATATACTGGAAATAATTCTGGGCAAGATATAACAGGCTTTGGCTTTAACCCTAGATTCGTACTTGTTAAATCTTTAGATTCATCTGCAGCTTCGAGGATTATTGATTCTGAACGAGGTAATAATACTTTTTTATATCCAAGTGAATCAAATGCAGAAGATACAGGAACGTATTTTAGTTTAATTACAGATGGTATTAGATTAAATGGATTAGATTCTAATCAAAACGGACAAAAATTTCTAATCTATGCGGTTGCTTAATGAACAATGGAAAATTTAAAAACAATACTCGGAGTGAATGGAACTGCACTTTTTATTAGTGCTATAAATATTAATCCTTATCTGCAAACAATATCATTAATACTTGCTATTGTTTATACAGGTATATCAATTTATAAGAAAATATGAAAATTATAAATGGTGCAGCAAAAGAAATAAGATCTTATGCAGGATCACTTTTTGTTTTTCTTTTTATAGTAGCTATAATAGTAACTTTTGTACAATATCCTGTACTTGAAAGTAATAAAGAAATAGTTCTAATGCTTATTGGCTCTATAGCAGCAAGTATTCCAGTATTAATAGGCACAATAAGTGGCACACAAACAGATGATATAAATTCTCTAAAAATTAGTTTACAAAAAAAGGATCTTACTATAGATCATTTAACAAAGTGTAAAGATGATTATGAAGAAATGATAATAAACTTGCAAAGAGAAATAATAAAAAATCAAGATGATATGTTCGATAGGTTTATGCTTAAAACAGCTATGGATCACGATGATAAAAATAAAAAATAATGCCATTAATATTTGAAGCTTTTTTAATGTATGTAGTATTTAGAAGCATTGAGTATGGTGTTATGTATATGATAAATTATTTAAACAATGATTGAACTAAAATATTTTAAAGCACATGAGTTTGACAGTCCAGATCAAAAAAATAGTCATGTTAACATGGATAACGAGTTCCTTAGGATGCTCGATACAGCTAGGGAACACTCGTCCGTTCCGTTCAAAATTACTTCAGGCTACAGAACAGAATCGCATAACAATTCAATCTATGCAAAACTTGGAAAAAAGCCTGTCGCATCAAGTCATCTTAAAGGAAAAGCAGTTGACCTTGCCTGTTCTGATTCTAGGAGCAGACACATTATTCTTACCTCTCTTATCAAAGCAGGATTTACAAGATTTGGAATATCGCACAATTTCATCCATGTGGATTCAGACCAGGAGAAATCACAAAACGTCATTTGGACTTACTAATACAGTAGGTAGCACACTTAATTATGGCAGGTAAAAAATTTTCAGAAACTAAAGTAGGGCAGTTTTTGTCTAAAGCAGCTCCAGGACTACTTGGAACAGTAGGACAAGTATTGCCAGACAAGGGTGTTCTAGGCATTGTAAAGAACTTAATACACAAAGACAATGGACTACCTATAGAAGACAAAGAAAAGGCTTTAAAACTACTAGAACAAGATATGATAGAAATGCAAGAAGTTTCTAAAAGATGGGATTCAGACATGAAATCAGATTCCTGGCTTTCTAAAAATACAAGGCCATTAAGTTTAATTTTTTTAACTCTTTCTATGGTCTTTTTAATTCTATTAGACAGCTCTGATATAAATTTTGATATAGATAGTGGCTGGGTAGATCTTTTAAAGTCTTTAATGATTACTGTCTATGTTTCTTATTTCGGATCTAGAGGTGTAGAAAAGTTTCAAACTATTAAAAAATGACAGATAGTACAGAACTTACAGAAACTTCTAAAGTGAGTTTAGATATTAAGGCTCTTATAGGAATGGTAATTGGAATTATTTCTATTGCTGGAGTGTGGTTTTCTCTTACTGCTGAGATAGCACAATTACAGTTAAATGTAGTAAGAATGGAAGATGCAGTCCATTTAAACGAAGAATTTAGAATTAAATGGCCTAGAGGCGAAATGGGTGCTTTGCCAGATGATGCCAAGCAAGATCTTAAAATAATGTATCTGCAAGCAGAAGTACAGGAATTAAGAACTGTAGTAAAAGAATTAGAAATAGCTAATGCTAAAAAATAATGGCTAGAAGTGTAATAAATATTTACAGGCCAAATAAAAGAAAAAAAAGACCTGGAGTACATTCTAAGAATCTAAGTTTTAGTCAAAGAAGAAAAAAGAAAAAAAGATAATATGTACACCGAAAGACCTAGATTAAGTGGAAATAAACTAGCAGCTTTCCAAAACCTTAATAAAAAAGAAAGACGAATCTTAGTTATAGGAGATCTGCACTGCCCTTTTGACTTAGAGGAATATTTTGATTTTTGCAAAGAAACTTATGCTAAGTGGAATTGTAACCAGGTTATTTTTATAGGTGATGTAATCGACAATCACTACAGCTCTTATCATGAAACATCAAGCGATGGATTAGGTGGAGCAGACGAGCTAGAATTAGCTATAGACAGACTGCAAAGATACTATCAAGCATTTTCAAAAGCCGATGTAATAATTGGAAATCATGATCGTATGATTATGAGAAAAGCACAAACTTCTGCAATTCCTACAAAATGGATCAGATCTTATAAAGAGGTTCTAGATGTTCCAAAATGGAATTTTACAGAACGAGTTATATATGATGATGTGCAGTATATACATGGCGAAGCAGGAACAGCTAGAATAAAAAGCAGAGCAGATATGATTTCAACAGTACAGGGCCATTTGCATACACAAGCATATACTGAATATACTGTAGGTAGAAAATTTAAAATATTTGGATCTCAGATAGGATGTGGAATAGATTTTAATTCTTATGCTATGGCCTATGCAAAAGCTGGTAAAAAACCTGCTATTGGATGTGGTGTTATTTTAGGTGGCCACACTCCAATTAATGTTATGATGGATTTATAGTATCTAAGCAGTCAATGCTTTTTTTTGTTTTTTTATTTTTAACAATAGGAATAAAAAAAAGGCATCGTCCACTAAAGAAGATTCTGCCCTTTTTAAATGATTAATAAATTCGAAGCTATCAATCACTGCAAATATAGTTAAAATTGTTTAGCAATCAATGTTTTTTTTTCTTTATAACAATAAAATTATCCTTTTCTTTTATTGCCTTTTTTTAATAAATTTTATTTTTTTTGTTTTTTTTGCAAATATTAAAAAAAATGATGTATATTTGCTATGTAGTTAATCACAAAGCTATTTAATTTCACAATTTAAAATTAAGTAACTAAAGGAAAACGAGTCAAAGGTTAGAGTTACCGAGTTAATCACTACAAACTAACAATAGTAAAAATTGTAACAAGGTGTAAAATGAAAGCACCTACTCACAGACAAATCAAAATTTCTAAAATTAAAATGAAAAAAAATGAGTTATAAATTATTAGATAAAAAAGAAAAAAAAAATGTTATTAATATGATGATGCAAATATCAAAATATACTAACAATAACTTTTATGTAAATGAAACAGAAGTTCCAAATAGAATAATTATAGCATTTAGAAAACCTACAGAAAAACAAGCTACAATTATTTTAGAGAAATTAGCAAAAGATATAAAAGAAGATAATTATTCTGTATTTTAAAATTAAAGATGAAAGAGTATTTATTTAGCAAAATTATGAAGCAGCTAGAATCTAAAACTACATTTAGACTAAAAAAAACACATTCAAGCAGCACTAAAGAAAGTATTAAATATAAAATAGAGCCACAAGTTATTTCAACAGGTGACTATATGGTAGAAGTTTTAGGATCTATAACAGAAGATCATTCTGTTACTGGTAATTGGAATCAAAGAGTTGCAATATTTTTTACTATTAATAAAAAAAATAATATAGAATCTAATGCCTTAAAAAGTAGTTTAATTTTAACTAGTGAACAAAACAACAAAATTTATAATCAATTAGATAAAAAAATTATAATATGAAAACAAACAACTTAGAGCAGAACATAAAAAGTTTTTTAAATAAAACTGTTAGCTCAATAGAAATAGATGGTATTACCTACAGCTCATCTAAAGTTTTTCCTAATAAAGAATTTTATACTATTAGAGAGGTTTGTAAAAAAATTAATGTTTCAGAGCATTTAATAAAAAAAGCAATACTTTTGAAACAGATAAAAACAAAAAACATAGGAGGTAAAGAATTCATATCTCATGAAAATTTTAAAAAATTTATAGAATCATAACAATAAAACATGCAAAACACACAAACAAAACAAGAAAGACTAAATGATATGTATAAATTATACAATTTAGTAGAAGAAGATTATTTTACATCCACTCAAGGATGGACAATTTTTAGAAGATCTGGAGTAGAAAAAATAGAAGCTGCTGTAAAAATAGCAATCAAATATACTCCAGTAATTGTAGAAAGAGATTTTGTAGTAATTAAAGCTTCAGCTACTATGAAAAATCAAAATATAGAAACCTTTGGCGAGGCTGACATTAAAAGTAATTGTAAAAACAAGTACCCTATTGCGATGGCCGAAAAGAGAGCTATGTCTAGAGCAGTTTTAAAATTAACTGGCTTTTATGCTCAAGGGCATTTTGGAGAAGATGAAAGCGATTGGCAAGAAAAACAATAAACAATTATGGAAGCATGGGCAGAGTATTTAACACATTTAGTAAACAATATTAGAAACGATATGGAAAAAAACAAATTAGAAATAGAGACAGTTAGTAAAGGTATGATGCAGATAGGATCACATGAAATAACAACTCCAGAGCAAGTAGTTCTTCAAAAAACAACAAAGGTAGAGGAGGTCTGTAAAGATCTAGTAACTCAAGTAAGACTTGGAAATGTAAATGCAGCTTTTGTAGCTCTGCAATTAAAACACATGACTAGAGTAGTTACTGGAACTACAAAAAACATAGAAGAAGAAGCTATAAATGAGCTTAATAAAGAAGGCAGAGATGGCCTAGAGTATGGGGATTACTCTTTAAAATTTAGAGAGGGATCTAGGACTGTAGATTATTCTGATATTCCAGAAATAGAAAAGCTGGAAAAACAATTAAAAGAAACTAAGGATAAATACAAACAAGCTCTCCTGGGTGTAGAGAGAGATGCTACAGTAATTGAATCTAATAAAAGATGGATAGGAAATGGTGGTGAAGTTTTGCCACTTGCTTCCTGGAAATATAATAAATCAAGTTTAGTATTAAGTAAAATTAAATAACAGAGAATAAAGAGGCCTACTGGCTAAGTGGAATTAACAAAAGGCCTCTAGTTCGTATAAAAAAATAAATATATGGAAAATTATACTGATAAAATTCTACAGACTTTAGTAGATAAAATCCAAACGACTTACGGAATAGACATTTTAAAAAAAGGTAGAATACTTAAAAAGGTGCATCTCTTTAAAATATTCTGCAACTATGTAAGATTTAAACTTAAAATGGATGGCAAAAAACTTACATGTCAACAAATAGGAAGCTTCACAAAAAGAAATCATAGCACCATAGTACATGCTTGCAAATCTTATCAAAATTTAATATTTGCAGACAGAGAGTTTAGAGAACTAGCTAGCACCCTAGAGTCTTCTTTTTACGAGGTAACTGGAAACCCAAAAAAGAATAGTTTACTGCATAAAGTAGATAAGTTCAACGAAAAAAAAGCTGAGTATTGGACTCGAAAAATACAAAAAGAAGAAACAAAAGAATCTTATTTCCCTATTATGAATCACACTTTTAGTGATGTTAATATAGAATCTGTAGATTATGACTAAAGATCCAGCATTTTTATTTTATTCTTCAGACTTTTTAACTGGAACTATGTTTATGACCGATCAGCAAATTGGTCAGTATATAAAACTTCTTTGCATCCAGCATCAAAAAGGTACGATTAGTGAGACCGAATTTTTAAACGTCTGCAAAAATTATGATGAAATTCTTCTAGAGAAATTTATTAAAGATAATGAGGGAAAGTATTATAATAAAAGGCTTTGCGATGAAATGGCCAAACGTAAAAACTACTCTGATTCTAGAAGAAAAAATAGATTAGGTAAATCTAAAAAACATATGATAAACATATCTAAAACATATGACAAACATAAGGAAAATGAAAATGAAAATAAAGATATAAATATAAATGGAAATGGAAATGCAATTGAAATATATCCAACTCATGAAGATTTCTGGAATGAGTACGATTATAAAAAAGGAAAACCAAAATCATTAAAGGCCTGGAATAATTTGAACTACAAGACTAAAGAGCAGATTATGCAATATATCCCAAGCTATAAAGATGCGACTCCAGATAAACAATTTAGAAAATTTCCTGCAACCTTTTTAAACAACGAAGGCTGGAAGGATGAAATAACAATTAAACATGTCAGAAATAATAAAAGTACAAGACAAGAAACAAAAAGTGCAATTAGCGAAACTCTTAGGAGATAGTCAAAAACTTGTTAGAAATATAAATTCTGTTAAAGCTGCAAGAACTGCTATAAGTCCTAGAATATCAGAATTAATAAAAATACAAGGAGAAGAAATTATAGCTCATTTCATTGGGGATCTAATAGATTCTTTAGAAGATAATATAAACACGAAGGATAGGATGACTGTAAATCAAAAAGCAAGTACAGCAATTCGAATAATTGACAAGTATAAATACTTTAAAGTTTCTGATCTAGTGTATGTTTTTAATAAGATCATGGATGGAGAGATAAAAATTTATGGATCTCTGACTCGCCAGGTTATTATGGGAGCATTATTTGAACATGAAAATTTAAGATCACAAAGATAAGGCTAAGTAGATGTGCCTTAAATCATCTAAGAACAAAACATTAATTATGATAGAAACAATTAAAAACAGAAATAATACATATAAGCTAATAGTAGATAGCCTTCCTGGTAAGAGAAAGGAAATCTATAATTTAATTTTGCAAGAATATCCTTGCTCTCCACAAGAAATAAAAGAAAAATATTCACACCTTAAAAGCATAAGCAGAAATGTAGCAATGCGATTTACAGAATTAAGAGAATCTGGATATATAGTAGAGCATGGAATTTATATAAACGATACAGGCCATGCTTGTTCTTCATATAGACCTACATCTGAAGACGAAAGGATAGATATTATTAATAAAAAATATCAAGCCCTTGTAGATAAAAAGTCTGCTTTAGAGAGAGACTGGGTATTTGGTAGCCTTCAGCTTTCTGGAATCACTAAAGACATGATCCAAAAAGAAATAAATAAAATAGACTTACAAATTAAAAACTTAAAACAATGATAATTAAAACACAAGCTGAAATAAGTGATATTCAAGATGTTATTACAAGAGGTAATAATTTTCAAATCACTCCAATACTTTTAAAAATAGACAATGAACTACATCAAGTAGAAGCAGTAGGATTAGATCATGCAATCTGTAATGGATTTAATGTAGGAGACATAGTACAATGTGAAATAGTCTGGAAATCTGTACAATCAAAAACAGATTCTAATAAATACTGGAATAATATTAATCTAGTTAAGGTAAACAGTATTAATAATCAGATGAGTATTACACCAGAACAGGCATCTATAGAAGCACAATCATACAAGCAAGATCTTAGTAAAGATGACTTGCCTTTTTAATAACTAAAAACAAAACACATGGAACTATTCAAAACAAAAACACATACACCTCTTTTTAAATTACATGAAACTAAAGACTATACAGAATTTTCTTATTATACTTATAATCGTAAAATTGATAATAAAAAAGTAGCTCGATTAAAAAAATCTATATTAGAAACAGGTCAAGTTATATCTCCAATAATTGTAGATTATAAAGGTAGAATAATAGATGGTCAGCATAGATTTCAAGCTTTGAAAGAGTTAGGTTATCCAGTATTTTATTTAGTAAGACAGCTTAACGGAAAACTAACAAAATATCTAATTGAATCTAATAATGTTTTAGATAAATGGAAACAATATGACTTTGCAAAATTATATGCAGAAGCAGGAATTAAAAACTATGAAGATATAATAAATGTTTATAATTATTGGGAAAAAAAGTTAAACAGGGATTTCCCTTTTGGTAGAATAGTTTATGCATATACTGGTGGAGAAAACCCAAAATTTAAAAATGGTACTGCTGTCTTTTTAAAAAATAATGGCGATAAAATTTTAAATATTTTATTTGAATTAGATAAACTGTACGAAGACAAATTAGCATTTCATTTTAACAATTTTAGATCTCTAAAAAAATTATTAGCTGTAAATAAAAAATTTGACTCCAAACATTTTATAGAACAATGCAAAAAGAAAAAATTTAATACATATTCTACAGTTGAAGATACATTAGATTCTATGGTTTCAGTATATAATTATCACATCATAAATCCAAGTAAAAAAATTCGCACAGCCTGATCCACTTTACGGATTACATTTTTTCATTTTTTTAGTTTAGGTTTGGAAAGGCCCTTCTATCTCACCAGAAGGGTTTTTCTGTTCATAGTAGTCAATAACTTATACTTGACAATATGGAATATTTATTCTTAGATTTACATTTCCACTTAGCCCATTTACATTATGGGCGAAACAATAGACAGATATAAAGACAAAACTGTAAGTCAGTTAAAACTTATAGCAGTACGTCATTTCCATAAATACATAAGATCAAGAGATCAAGGCAAGCCATGTATTTCATGTGGATCTCACACTACACTACAAGCAGGACATTTTTATTCAGCAGGCCATCATCCAGAATTAAAATTTGATGAAGACAATGTGCATGGCCAATGCACTCGCTGCAATCTGTATCTGTCTGCTAATTTAATTCCTTATGCTGATAACCTTAGAGATAAGATAGGCATAAAAAGATATGAAAGACTAAAGCTTATTGTTTCGCTTAGTAAAAGAACTCCTTTTAAATGGAATCGGTTTTTCCTTATTGAAATCATAGAAAAATATAAAGCATTAAATAAATGAAAAAAAATATAACTCTGTTAGATTTATTTAGTGGAATAGGTGGTTTTCATCTAGGATTACAAAGAGCTGGATTTAAAGTTAAATCTTTTAATTCAGAAATAGATAAATATGCAAATCAAGTTTATAAACACAATTTTAAAAATTCAACTTATGTCGGATCAGTTACAGATGTTCGAGGATCAGAACTACCTAGAATCAATGCCATCACTTTTGGAAGTCCTTGTCAAGATTTCTCGATTGCTGGAAAACGTAAAGGAATGGAAGGAGATAGATCAAGCCTTATCAATGAAGCAATTAGGCTTATCAAAGAGTGCAGACCAGATTTTTTTATCTGGGAAAATGTTAAAGGAACGTTCTCCAGCAATAATCGCCAAGACTTTGCAGCAATCTTGCAAACGTTTGCCAACATTGGGGGTTATAGAATTGAATGGCAACTGCTTAATACAAAGTGGTTTTTACCCCAAAATAGAGAGAGAATCTACCTTGTCGGATATGCTCCAGGAAAAAGTAGAGGACAAGTATTTCCTATCGGAGAGATTAACAAAGTATTTAATGGAACGAGCATCGACAGTAAAAAACAAGACAAAAGTATCTCGTCTAGACATACACGAACAATAAGAGCTGGTTATATGAAAACTGGATCTGGCGACACTCTTATAGCAGCTCAAAGAGGTAGAGATCAAGGACAACAGCTTGAAATACAAAAAGAAGACAATACAAATACAATAACCTCTGTTCAAAAAGATAATTATGTAATAGGAGACTATAGAAATGATGATGGCTATAGAAAAAGAAAAGACGGAAACTCTCCTTGCTTATCTGCTAGAAGACATTCGCAAACAGATGTAAGCACTATGCCACCACTAGTTAACAAAATTAGAAGACTAACTCCAATAGAATGTGAAAGACTCCAGGGCTTTCCAGATAACTGGACTCAACTAGGTATCAATGGCCCTATATCTGATACTCAACGATACAAAATGTGTGGCAATGCAGTTACAGTAGATGTTGTAGCAGCAGTAGGTAAAAAAATTCTAAAACTATGACAAGAAGACAAGCATTTTTATTCATGGCTAGTAAATACAATCAAGTAAAAAGAAATGTCCTTGATATTGAAAACAAATATTTTACAGTCAAAGGCACTTATCACCAGGATATAACTCAAGATCTGTACATAAAAATATATGAAGAATTACAAAAAGTAGAAGAATCTCCAGACAAAGTTTTAAAATTTCTAGATCGGTATTACAATGGTCGTACGTTTAATATATATACAATAGTTAGAAATCAATATGTAGATCTACTTCGTAAAGAAAAAAAGTATGTTCATTTTGATTACTACCAATTAACAAAAAACGAAAAAAAGAAATTGATACAAGCTGCAAAAGAAATAGAATTAGAAAACACTCCTACTATCCAGCAGAAGATAGATCAGTATGTAGAGACCTTTTACTGGTTTGATAAACGATTGTACAATTTATATAGATATGAATTTAAACAGCATAGAACTAAAATGTCTGAGGCTACAAAAATTAGTCAAGCTACAATTTATAGAACAGTTAGAAGATGCAAGGTTAAAATAAATCAAAAATTTAAAACCCAATACTATGAAAAGTAAAGGTCTTGGAGATACAGTTGCAAAGATCACAAAAGCTACAGGTATTAAAAAAGTCGTAGATACAATAGCTGATGCTACTAATTCAGATTGTGGATGTGATAAAAGACAATCGCTGCTTAATAAATGGTTCCCATATAAAGGATCTCTTACAGAAGAAGAACATGCTTTTCTAAAAAGCTTTTTTGACAAATACAATGGCACTACAATTAAATCATATATCGAAAGAGATAGACTCCTGGAGATTAGTAATAGAGTATTCAATAAAAAAGAAAAGCCTACAAGCTGTAGTAGATGTCTTGGAGATATGTTAAACAAATTAAAAAAAGAATTTTTGAAGTATGAAGAAGCTTGAGAAAATATCGAATCTAACAAAACATAAAGATAATCCTAGAGTAATTAAAGGTAAACGATATGAAAAGCTCTTAGAATCAATTAAAACCTTTCCAGAGATGTTAGAAGCAAGGCCTTTAGTAGTCAATAAAGATATGCAGGTAATTGGTGGCAATCAAAGACTAACTGCTCTAAGACAGTTACAAATAAAAGAAACCTATATAGAAATAGTAAACTGGTCTGAAAAAAAACAAAAGGAGTTTATGATAAAAGATAACGTAAGCTCTGGAGACTGGGATATGAATATGATTGCGAATGAATGGGATCTTGAAGAATTAGAAAGATTTGATTTTAAACTTCCCAATCATGTCTTTGATAATAATCTAGACTTTGATCCATATAGATCAGAGCCAAAATGTGA